TCCCACGCTTCTTTATAGATGTCATATTTTGATGGAAGACCTATGGTAAATGTAATAGTTGGATTCTTGATTGCGTTCCAAGGGATGATGTAACTAGTTTTTGTCGGTTGAATGTGGATTATTAAAACAGAATAATTCCCTAATCTTTTAATGGTGGGTATGTTATATCTCTTGCGTTTACTCCCACTAATCTTTTGGGCTGAACTAGTAGATCGCACCTGTACCCTGTTGATGATGCCGTCATCCCAATCGGTAAGGAAATCGTATCCCGTACTGATGTCAGGTGTAGACACAATGAACCCTCGGTCTATTAGAATTGCTTTGATTAAAAATTCACAAGCCACGCCAGTTACCTCAAATCTTTTAGTGTGTTTCGGCCCAGTTGGGGCCAGACTTCGCTTCACCGTCGAGGGGGCATCTGAACCCCAACAACCCGCTTGTTTCCTGAATAGCATTTACCGCCTCCTCTTTTACTAGGTCAACAAGGTCAGGCTTTACGTCCATCTGAAACTCATCATGAACGTGAGCGGTGAACGCCCAATCCTTTCCATGTCGAAGCCCCTTGTTTGTTAGTTTATTATAGAGGTGAACGGTGGCCCTCTTCATTACTACTGCACCGGCAGATTGTAACAAAGTGTTGAGCGCACTATGCTCTGAACGTATGTATAAAAGCCTCCCATCAATCCCCTTGAGGTAGTCTCTTGAAGCTAAAGTGTCACCAATGCAAGACTTAAGTTGAGCTAATGCAGGAAGCCTGCTCAAAAAAGTTTCCTTAATAGCTCTGCCTGCTCCCCTACCCTTCCCTATGATGTCACCGATCTTCTCGTCCCCTGCTCCGTAGAGGAAGGCGTAGATGAATGTTTTAGCAGCATCCCTGTTGGGTAATCCAGCCGCCTTCTGGTTCTCTACGTGGATGTCTTTCTCCAGAATCTTTCGAGAGTAATCGCCCTCGTCATAGGCGTGTAGGTAGTGAGCCAAGCAGCGTAGCTCCAAGCCAGAGGCATCACAACCGACCAAGGTGTAGCCTTCGGTAGCCTTGAACAGACTCCTGCAGTCCTTACCATAGGGTGAACCCACCCGTGGAACCTGTGCCATGTTAGGTGTCGAGTGGGTACACCTTCCCGTGACTGCACCGTTAGGGTTGACCCTCCCGTGTAGCCTCCCCGCTTTCTCCAACTTCATCCAAGCCTGCTGGCCTTCCGCAAGCATACCCATGCGCTTGATTAGAAGGAGGTATTCCAACAATGCTTTACAGGCTCCACCGTCATTGGAAAGTTTGATGGCAGAGAGTACAGCTTCATCTACCTTGGCTTTCCCCTGCTCCGTGAAGTCTTTAGGAACCCAACCGAGACGCTTGAGGCGGTCAGCTATGTGATCCCTACTCGCTGGATTAAACTCCAGAGGCTTTGTTTTTAGTGGCCCCTTCTCTATCTCTGCAGCCTTGAAGCCAGCCCCTAGAGCAGCCTTCTTGGTCTCATACAGATCACCGTCAGGTGTACGCCAGAGATGAGACTTCATGGTGATGCTGTCAGGAGGAAATAAATCCTGCAACTTCTCGTTCAGTACCAGCTTACGGCAAGACAACTCGACGTACAGGTCACGGGCCTTGCGGATATCAAAACAAAAGCCGTAGCGTTCCATGTGGCTCATGCACGTAGCAAACTCATGCTCCAAGGTGAGACATCTTGTGTCCCACTCCTGCTTGTTCAACTTGTGGAATAACTGGTAGGTAACCTCGGTATCTTGGATGCAGTAGACCAGCATCCCCTCTGTGAACTTATCGTATCCCTCCTCTTCAAGGTAGTTCCCCTTGTGACAGTCGAGACGGTAACCCCATGCCTTCAGTCCGTGAGACCCCGTCAGTTTAGTGGGGATGAAGTCATCCTTCAGGTTACGTATCTTGTCCTCTTCAGCGAGGTTGGTGTAGATGAGGCGGGACATCACCAAGGTGTCAGTCACCTTTGGCATCTTGCTGTAGTTAGGGTGAGCCTCTGGCAAGGAGTCGTTGAGGTAACCCAACTGTTGTAGTGCGGGGATATCATAGTTGATGATGTTGTGGCCTATGATTTCCTCTTGGGCAAGAAGGTGTGCCACTCCCCGTTCAATCTGGTCAGGCCCAAAGGTGGATACCTCTCCCGTGTCGGCGTCTCGGCATACGATGCACCAGCAGTCTGTTAAGGCGTCAAGGAGTCCGTTGGTTTCAATGTCAAAAATCGTTCTGCTCATTGTCCCCTCCTTCCTCTACTTGGATGGCCTCGCTCAAGCGTCCAGTTCCCTCGGTAAACTCCAGCGTAGCCGCCACTCCATTACGCCCACACCATCTGTTCTTCAGCACCCTAAGTGTGGTGATGTTTGATGTAGCTGCATCTTGTTGGTCACGCTCCATACCTATGACCATGTCAGAGAGTTGTGCGATAGCAGCACTCCCTCGTAGTTGTGCCAAGGAAGTCCTTGCTCCCTCCTCATGTCCCTTTCCATCGGGCCTCTTGAGATGGCTGACAAGCACCAGCGCGAACCCCAGTTCCTCAACAAGGCTACGCAGCTTGGTCATGGTGTTGTCGATCATGCGTCTCTCGTCGCCGCCCTCCATCCCAGAGACCACAATGGAAAGGTGATCCAAGAAAATAATTTTGCAGCCTACTCCAGTTACTAAATACCTTATTTTTGATAATAGGTTAGCCTCACCCATCGATCCCCAATGGTCATAGGTGAAGTAACGCCCGTTACCTACGGTAGCCTCAAACGCCTGCTTGCGCTCCTCTTCTGGAATCTCTTCAGGGTTGAGGTAGAGAGGCTTATTAATGTGGAGGCCCATGATGCCTAGAGCAGTACGTTCAGTTGATTCCTCCAAGGCAATGTAACCAATGGATTCCCCTGCAGATAACAGATGGTAGGCAATCTCTTTGCAGACGGCTGACTTGCCGATACCAGAGCCAGCACATAGCGTGACAATCTCACCCTCTCTCAAGCCCATCGTCATCTCGTTGAGTTGTGGCCAAGGGTAAAGGTGAGCAGTTGAAGTCCCCTTGGACAGCAGAGAGTCCCACATATCAGACCCCGCAATGATACCGTCAGGCCTCCACGCTTGGGCATTCCACATTAGCTGAATGAGTTCTGCCCCTCGCTTCTCGACCAACATCTCGTTGGCATCCTTGAGAGGTAACTTACAGAGCTTGGCCTTCCCTACCGACAAGATTTGAGCGCACTTCTCTGCTGCCTCTTGTCCTACCTTATCGGAGTCGAACATGATCACCACATTCTCAAAGCTCTCAAGATATTCTAGGTTATCCTTGAATGCCCTGACTGCTCCTGCTGCACCGTTAGGTACGCTGACTACAGGCCACTTGTTGTCCTGCAATTGGGAGACAGACATGGCGTCAAGTTCTCCCTCGGTAACCACAACTTGCTTGCTATGCGCTCCACGCTGAAAGAGCCATGAGCCATACAAGGGCATTTTCCCCTTGCCAACTTGCAGAAAATTTTTGTCCTGAAATCTGACCTTACTTATGGTCGAATCACCGACCCTGTAGTTGGCTACTTGAACTGGACGGCCTTGGTAGGAGCCAATTTGGTAGTTCCAGAACTTACAGGTTTTTTCCGAGATACCTCTAGCGGATAGCCCACTAAATGATAGTTCCTTTAGCCCGTCATGATCAGCGGTAGCTGCTTGGGCTGGCAGAGGTACTACGGTGTCAGGTGAGTCGTAGTTGGGGTAGAGATGGTTGCAGCTAAAGCAGAAGCCATGTCCATCATCATATAGACCTACTCCATCGGAGGAGCCACACTCGGTGCAAGCCCCATGTTTGATAAAGTTAGCCTCCGTTCTTTTTTCTTCGTTTAATTTGGTAGTCATTTGTAATTTCTTCTATTGTTCCATCAAAGGATATTTTGTTAAGCAGTTCTCGGTTGGTACGAGTCAGCCTTAACCATTGGAGTGTGCCAGCAGTTCCCACAAGGGTGTCCAGATCGTCTACAGAGACGAGTGCCTTCTTACCTTCAAGGGTCTCCAGCACGGCATGGGTTGCCTTGCGTGGCTTTATGAGAACCATGCGCGTGGGACTTTCTTACCGCACCATTGAAACCCATGCTTCTCACACCACTCACCGTAGGTCGTTTTAGAATGCTTATTCAAACGTGCCTTCGGATTCTGGAATGCGAACCGAATGTCAATGTCTGGGTTCTGTTCCCTCACTAGTAGGTGCTTCTTTCGGTCAATGCCGAGGAAGCGACCTTTGGTCTCAATGAAGTACTCTTCGTTAATGTAGAAGTCAGGCAGGTAGTAGTGTTGCTTGACATACGGTATCCGAAGAGGCTCGTAGGAATACGGGACACCCATTGTTTCCAATAGATGCCCCATATTCTTTTCGAGTTTACTTTTGTAGGCCGCAGGCATACGTCACCAATGGGCTTCTAAGGCAGACTACCAAGCCCTAGAAGTTACTTGCGGACGTAGCTTCTTCCTGCGGGGCGTCCTGCGGTACGTTGGCCGAGCTTGCAGGCGCACTTGATTCGCTTGACGAGAACCCCTCTTCAACTTCAAAACCTGAAGTCGTATCGTTGCCTCCCGTCCATTGAACCAAATCGATTACCTGTACGGCGGCGAGCCTCAAGGTAACTCCCGTTCCCATTTGTGTGCTGTAGGGAATTGGGGAGAAATTCACCTTCACCTTTGAACCAGTACCCAAGGCACAATCCTCGGTGAGTGGCTTCAGGGAAGAGTCAAAGACGGCGGGTCTCTGTT